AAGCGTTACATTTATCCATATCGATTCTCATAAACTCATCCCCCTGTATATTTCTATTGTTTTACTTTGTGCTATCTCTAAAAACCTGTCAACAACTATTTTACTTAATTATGAATATATTGCATATTATCAAAATTTGTTTCATGTTCTAATTCTGTAATTTGACTTAATGCTTTTTTAAATACTAAGTCTTTTATTATTCCAACTCTGCCGCCGCGATTCTTTGCTACAATTATATTTACCGGGCAGATATCTTTTAATCGTTCTTCTTTTTTCGTATGTAGAAATATTACACAATTTGCATCCTGTTCAAGAGATCCGCTATCTCTAAGGTCGGTTAATTCCGGCTGCCGATCTTCTTTATCGCTGCCCCTTGAAAACTGACTTAATCCGATAACTGGTATTTTTAATTGACCGGATAACATTTTTAACTGTCTGGAAATATACCCGATCTTGATATTCTGGTTTTCACCTTTTGCACCTGAGCATAATTGCATATAGTCAATAATTACACCGTCAATTTCTCCCCGCTTATGTTTTGACTTTGTTATATTGATAATCTGGTTAATATCATAAACGTCATCTATAATAGTGAAATGCATAGTTGTTTCTAAATTCTTTTTAACTTTAACTATTGTATCTCTTTCCTGATCTGTTAATAAATCAGCTAATATTTTCCATGAAGGTATTCCTGAATATTGCATTATGATATTAGAAAGTATTTCCTGTTTAGTCATTTCAAGTGTAAAAAATAAGAATCTCTTTTTATAAGATATTTGCCGCGCAAGTGTGCTTTTCCCTGCTCCCGGAGAAGCTGCAATAATTATAAAACGCCCCTGAAATAATCCAACTATCTTTTCGTCAAGTTTATCTATTCCAGTCTTATAATACTTCAATCCGTTTTCAGTATGCAGAGAATACATTTCATCTTTAAGCGGCACATATTTTTTATTGAATTGTTCGCTGATAATATCTTTAATGTTTATAACCTGATCTAAAAAATCTTTATATTCTAAATCTCTTGACTGGCATCTGCTAAAAAGGTCTTTTGCATAATCGGAAACAAGTTTCTTATTCCGTACGTGTAGAGCCGTTTCTAAAAGATATTTATAATTGGTTACTGTCGGCATTTGATAAATCGATAAAAGAAAGTCAGTATTAAATGTGTCGTCATTGTGTTTTATGTAATTAGTAATTGAATAAATATCAAGTTCCATATCTGAGTCATGTAGACTTTTCATAGCTTTGTATATATTTGACATCGGATAAGTGAATATATCTTCAGGGTATTCTAAAAGATCTATAAAGCGGTCTTTGTTTAAAATAGCCGTACCGATTAAAGCCATTTGTGTTTCGTCTATTATATAATTACTCATTTATAACTCCGGCCATTCTGTTGGTTTTGCTGTATATTTACTTTTACTTTCTTTTGACCATTTTTTATTATTCTGTTCGCAGGTTGAAATTGCCGCTTTCCATGATGACATTTTGTTCTTGCCGACCATCCAGTTTTTAGATTCATAATAATTTATAAACCATACAGGATCAAGACTATAAGATTTTTCTTTTATATATAAAGAGACATCATTAGTAGAAGGTGGAATAAATCTTTTTCTGCTTTCTTGTTCTTGTTCTTGTTCTTGTTCTTGTTCTTGTTCTATCATATTTGTTTGAGACAGTCTATTTTTGTCTGAGACAGATTTAAAGCTGTGAATAAGTCTTTTTATTTCTTCAGATCGGGTTTGAGATTGTTCAAGAAATTTATATACTTTACTACAAATAACCCTACCATTTATCTCATTTAGTTCAAATAATCCCTGATTTATCATAAAATTTACTATTTCGTTTATTTTTGCAGTATTTCCATTATAAAATTCTGCTAAATCTTCGCACGTTTCAGATAATTCAGGGAGTGGATTTTCAGTTGTAATATTTTCGACTATTGATTCAATAATTATACAATAAATTCCATATCCCTCTATCCCGTATTTGTTAATAACTCGCTTTATTTTAGAATCGTTTCTCATTCCTGTCATGTGTTTAAAATATTGCATCATTTTACCTCGTTTAAATATGCAAATTCACCGTGATATTTTAATGCAGCTTCATTGTATGCAAGTGCTGCCTCTTCGGCTGTTTCATATGTTCCAATCCTTTTATAATTTTTATTAAATCTAATTTGAGCATAATATTTATTATTCTCAAATACGACACCTTTATATGGTGATGTTTTGCTTTTATAATGCTTCATAGAGTTCATACAATTTTGTGATATAGTGCAAAGTCTTAAATTTTCTTTTCTATTGTCAAGGGTGTTGTGATTGATATGATCTACAACCAAACCTTTTGGCGCATTCATTAAATATCTATGCAATAAATACCTTTTTCCATTTATAAATGATAACCTCACATATAAACGCCGTCTATTTATAAAAAGAGATAAAGAATATTTCTCTACTTTTAAATAATCATCTTCATCTAATAAAACAATAGTTTGACCAAATTTTTTACTTTTTACACTTATTTCCATATTTCACCGCCTAAATTTTAGTAAATAAAAAAGCCTTAGATAGTAGCAGTCAGGAAAAATTCCCGCTTGGACCCGCTAATTCTATCTAAGGCTTTATAATATTAAAGGCTGGTTTAAGGGTCCAGTTTAGATCAGGCTTTAATAATTTAACCATTTCATAAAATGGTTAATAAGTCAACAATATTTTAAAATAATGTTCCCTGACTGCGTAAAGTTTCTAATCGTTCATAGCTTGACTTATGATAGTCTGCATCTTTTTCTATTGCAAGAAAATCAAATTTTTCTAAATGGCAAGCACAAGCAAGGCTACCCGAACCGGAATGAGTATCAATTATTTTGTCTCCGGTTTTTGCGTAGTTTTGTATTAGCCAACGATATAGGGCGACGGGTTTTTGAGTGGGGTGGATTTTAATTTCTGAATTTCTTACGGGATGTCTAAATATTTTATTTGAAGTTGAATAAGAAGTCCATGCGAAATCAAACATACCAAAAGATAAATTTTCCGGTTGCTGTTTATCCCAAATAATGCAATGTTTTGTAATTCCTAAATTATAATAATTGCCACCCCATATAATTTGATTTTGACTTATGCGTTTTAATTCAATAAAATAATTATCGTCAATCGGTTTATTATCCCATTCTTTTGCGGGTAAATTTTTATCAGTTACAAGTCTTGCACTGTTCCCAATTCCAATTCCAAACTCCGGATCAACAATAGCCAACTCAAAAAACTTATCCGGTATAGTTGCCATAATATCATTACAGTCAGCTAAAATTATTTGATTAAGTTCAATCATATTTCTAAAACTCCCTGTTCTTGCTTAACCCATACTTTTTTTTGAAGTCCGAAAAGATTTCCGTTTTCTTTTGCTTCTTCAATTCGTTTTATCGCTTTGTCATAAAAGTTTTTCTTAATTTCAAAACCGTATGATATTCGATTAAGATTATGCGCTGCGATTAAAGTCGATGCACTGCCCGCAACCGGATCAATAACTATGTCACCTTCATCTGTAAAGATTGAAATTAAATTGCTTAACACTTTTAAAGGCTTCTGAGTTGGATGGAGCTTTTCAGCCTTCATGTCTTTTTCCCAATCCATGCAGTTAAAAATCATTTTGCCGTTATTGTTAAATTTAGGCAACTTATCCCGATATAGTAAAACCGCATATTCACAATTCCCGACAACTCTCATATTTGCCTTTAATACTTGCGCTGAAAAGTTCTTCCTGAATACTAAATTTATATAATTCATAAACCCGTGATTCTTTGCAAGTTCAATCAATGCAAATTGCTGTTCAAATTCACAAAAAACAATTATACATCCAGCTTTTCCGGTTTCTTTTGGCTCTGGTTTTAAAAGCTTTGAACAAAAGTGGAAAAACTCATAAACATTAAAATCTTTGTCACCGTCAAAAAACTGTTTTCCCGCAAGGTTGCTTTCGCCATTTTTGTTATCGCCGTCTTTATACCATGCCGGATTTGAGGCATAGGCTTTATTACCTAAATTATACGGTATATCTGCAATCACGAGCTGAGCCTTTGGAATATTGTATTGCTTAAAATTTTGATAGTGGTCTCTGTATAGTTTCATAATCCTCCGTAAATAAACCGGGCTTTTACACCCGGCGATGTTCGTTTTGTTAGCCTCAACAAAACGATAATTTATTCTCTTTCCTTCTTCAGCAGTTCAACCAGTTTATCATTGATAGCCTGATTGTGTTTTTCAATCTTCTGCAGCAGTGTCCAGATGTTCCAGATAGCCACAAACGGCATGAATACAAAAAATATCCCGCCGATAAATATTAGTAAAATTGTAAATTCTCCCATGTGTATCTCCTTTTAGATTTTATTTTGTGATTTAAGTGTTACTATTTCAGCCTGTAACTCGCTTATATGTTCTTTTAAATAATCCGCATAAAGTGTGTTTTTCGGATTTTTCTTTTTATAGAATTTTTCGCACTCTCTCCAGCCGAGCCCCCAGAATACTAAAGCTACTATCATTATTACGAAAAATGTACCCATGTTATCCCCCTGTGTTGCCGAACGCTCCCAAGAGCTTTTAGTTTTCAAAACGGTGTGGCGTCCTCCCAAGACGGTGAACTGTCATTTTGTGCGTTTCCGGTCTTTTCCTTTGGTGCAAACATCGAAATAATAATTGACTCTTTCCCGTCTGCATCTATTCCGGCAGGGTTGAAAGATCTTTTCAGAAACATAAACTGACCTTTGTCTCCTTCCATAATCGCACCGACATTTTCATAACGGTTTTTTGTCTCGCCGTCCTTTTGGTAACTGCCAACTTTAACTGCAAGTTCAAATACTTTTTTCATTTGTGTCTCCTTTTATTTTTATGAAATTAATTTTTTGAGGTCATAGTCTCCGAGAATAGCTTTTGTTATTTTTTTCTGCGCTTCTTCGTTTATATCAGCTTTTACTCCTTGTATAACATTTTTACTTATGTTTGTTATAAATTCATCAATTTGTTTTTTTGATTGCTGATCAAGTATTTGCAAATATCTCGAAGTTCCATTGTATTGTGTTGGATTCCCATTTAGATCAACTTTTTCAGTCAATAATTTATCCAGCTTTTCTTTAAGTAAATTTTTAACATTTACACCTTTTTGTTTTACGTCCCCCCACTGATCACAAACATCAAAAGTTTTATCCATAAAATCATCAAACATTGTTTTAATCTTTT